TTTTAACTCAAAAGAATAAAGAATTCATTCCCAAAAGAATGACCCATGATCCATTTCTGTTATCTTACGAGCGCAATGTTTGTTAAGATCAACAATATTACGATCAATAAGAGTGGAGTAAGACGGAAATCCTTTTAAAATATCTTCCGGGTCCAACCCCATACGACGCCATTTCTTAACATCGTCGCCTCCCCATGTTAGTGCCTTCAATGAAGAGAGATCTTCCGTATTAATTCCAAGAGCAACAACAGCACGAGTATACACTGTTTTAAGGAAGTAATATGCATGAGGATTTGAGGCATAAGTACCATAAGCATGACCAATTGAAGAGAGAATCACATCATACAGGTTACGGTCGGAAGGTTCTCGACCATGCGCCATACGAATGACATAATCTCGAGTTTCTCGAAAAGGGACATACTTCGATTGACCAAGTCCTTTGTGTGGATTATAAATATAGCGATGTTTCAGCCATTCAAGACCTTTAACTGTTAGAAAACCACCGGATTCGGCTGACGCAAAAGGAGGAAATGCAATATCACGCAGCTTCATACCCCAATACAAATCTAGCCATTTTGACCAGGCGTAGTATGTAAAATATTGCTGAAAAACAGGAGTATCTGGCATTGTGGTAGAATTGTCATCTCCATACACTATCATATGGAGGGTTCGTCGAAGCAATGCATCCTCTACTTCTAACTGTTGATCAACTGTAAGACTATCGTACTGATATACGACAAAAAGGAACCACAGAAAAAGAACAATCCATGAGTCCATATGAGACGTATTGAAACAGCCTGATGGAACTGATCCACGAACACGCACCCACAAATCAGTAAACATTGCGGTAATGCGCTGAGACATTTCTTCAACTAAAAACTTAACCAACTCATAATAGATAGGATACATAACATCATCCTTCTTGTAATAGTTCAACAGGTTAGAAAAGTAAAGCTGAATAAGAATCTCTTTAACAGAAATATCAAGAGAAGTAAAATCGGCTTCCCAGACCCTCTTCTGGCCATTATCAAAAGCCTGAAGGAGCTTAGCAACATAGTCTCCACCGCCGAAGGCATGTGAAGAACCGATCCGAATGCAATCGCCACGTTCAG